ATTGCTACAATTGAGCTTGGTCACATTAACGAACTTCTAGGGCTAGTAGTGGGTCTTGGTTCTCAGAAAATCCCTAATATAAATAAATTTTAAGGTAACACGTTGCTACTTTAAATAAGTGCGCTAAATATATGCGTTGGTAATAAATATTGTTAATGGCTAACTGCGACATATCACCAATATCAGGATTTCAAAGCACCAATCTTAATAATCGAATTGATAGTTTTAATAGATTAGGGGATAGAGTATTACGTACTCTCGGTCACCCATTTATAAATGTTGAAATTCATAGAGATCAGCTTTATGAAAATATAAGTATTGCAGTTGAATATTTTACGAAATTTGCTGGTTATACACAAGAGTATCTTATATTTGATAGTAATATGTATAAGAGAAATTATGGTATTAAATTGGATGAGTTATTTACTCTGCAGAATAGCGATACATTTAAAGAGCAAAAAGATTTAAGAACTAGGAATCCAGATTTTACAAAACTAGTAGAAGATAATACAGTTTATATATCTATTAGCGGTGTACCTGGTTCATTATTTACAGGTATATCTTCTTTATCATCAGCTTTATTAAGTGGTATAGATGCATATGATATTTTTACATCTAGTTTTTATACTAATATTATTACTGAAGTACCTACAATTAGTTCAATTTTTAAAACAAAAGTTCAAGATAAATTTACAGTTGAAGGTACCGATAATGGTAATACTGGTCAATTTGTTAATAGTTTTGATTATGATGTAATGGATTATAGAAAAGTTATAGCTATGACAGACTTTGAAGAAGGTTCATCCACTGGTATTAATACACTGTTTACTATTGAGCAGACGATGGCTCAACAAACTTATTTTAGTTATGCAATGGGTAATTACGGCTTTGATTTAGTTAGTTGGTATGCTATGAAAGATTGGATGGAAATGAGAGAAAAATTATTAGCTACTAAACGTTCATTTACATTTGATGATAGAACGCAAATAATGAGAATGTACCCGCAACCTAATGCCGGTAGTAGTGATATAAGATTTTACGGGGTTATTTCATGTTATGTTGAGAGACCTATTAGAGATGTTATTAAAGAATTATGGGTATATCAATATACATTAGCTCTTACAAAGATGGTAGTTGCTAATATAAGAGGTAAGTATGGTAGTGTATCACTTTTCGGAGGTGGTAGTGTTAACTCTACAGATTTGATGACTCAAGGATTAGCTGAGAAACAAGCATTAGAAGAGCAATTACTTACAGGAGCTGCACCAGGTCAAGGAGATGCAAACCCTGCTATGTTCTTTGTTGGTTAATCAGTAGCTTAAATTAGTTATTATTTTTCTTCAAATATTATAATTTTAGTATGAAAAAAGATAAAAGGTATAGGCAAGGAGTATTCAAACCTAATAATATTAAAAAATACATAGGTAAAGGTGACCCTATATATAGATCGAGCTGGGAGTTAAAGTTTTTTAGATGGGCAGATTTAAATGAAAATATATTAGCCTGGGGTAGTGAAAATATTGTAATACCGTATTTAAGCCCTATTGATAATAAGGTGCATCGATATTTTGTTGATAACTTTATAGTTTTTTTAGATAGAAATAACAATAAAAAGAAATTTTTAATAGAAATAAAGCCAAGTAAACAAGTTGAAAAACCATGTAGTACAAAAGGTAAAAGAAAGACGACTATATTATATGAACAAAAGACTTGGGTTGTAAATCAAGCTAAATGGGTAGCAGCTAAAAAATGGGCAGATAAAAAAGGTTATGAATTTTTAATTTTAACTGAAAAAGAATTAGGTATAAAATAAAAAAGAGTAGGAAATGGTTCCTACTAGTATAAATAATATTACATGAGTTTAAATCTTATAGTTGAATCACCTGCTCCGAAAGAAGAGTTTGAATATATCGTCGAAGAAGGCAATTCAAAAGGCTCTCAAAATTTCTTTATTAAAGGTCCATATATGATGGCAGAAGATGTTAATAGGAATAAAAGAATTTATTCTCTTAACGAAATGCAAACAGAAATTAAACGGTACGAAGATACAATGGTAAGTACCGGTAGAGCAATGGGTGAGTTAAATCATCCAACTACAGCTGATGTTGATCTAGAAAGAGCATGCCACTTAGTTACTGAAATGACTCAAGATGGTAATGTTTTTTACGGTAAGAGTAAAGTTCTTTCTACACCAACTGGTTTAATTGTCAGGTCACTTATTAATGATGGTGTACGAGTTGGTATGAGCTCTAGAGCTTTAGGCCAGTTAATTCCAGAATCAGGTCAAGACGGTGTTAGTCGGGTTCAAGACTTTAAATTAGTAGCTATTGATTGTGTAGCAGATCCATCGTTTCCAAAAGCTTTTGTAAATGGTATTTTAGAGAGTAAGCAATACGTTGTCAATGCATATGGTCAATTCGAAGAAGCTTATGATATTTTTGAGAAAAACATATCAACAATGCCTTTTAAAAATAAAGATGCTTTTCTTAGAGAAAACATTATTAAATTCCTAAAAACGTTATAAATAATTAATATGTTAGATGTAAAGACAGATATCAGGGAATTCATTGGTAATGTAATGAATAAAAATTACCATAATGCAAGTAATAATTTATCTGAGGTAATTGATCAGAAAATCAAGCAGCAAATCATAAATAATAATATAAATATATTTAACCATGAGTAATATTAAAACAATTCTAAAAGAAGCAACCGGCGGAGCACTCAACGATGAAGTGTTATCTGAAATTGAAAATGTCTTTGAACAGAAAGTCAATGATAAGGTTGAGCTTCATGTTGAGCAAGCATTAAATGATCAAGATGAATTATATTCTCAGAAGCTTGAAGAATTGATTGTTCATATTGATAATGATCATAGTGCTAAATTAAATACAGTGGTTGAAGCAGTTGATGCTGATAGAGCTAAAAAGCTTAAGGTAATTATTAATAAGTATGAAACAGCATTAACAGAAGATGCTAATAATTTTAAAGAAAGCTTAGTTGAAAGCATTTCTGATTACATCGACGTTTACATCGATGAAAAAATCCCAGCTGCTAGCATTGAAGAAGCAGTTAAAAATACCAAAGCTAAGAAGGTATTAGAAAATTTAAGATCACACCTTGCAGTTGATAGCGCTCTTGAAAAAGAAAGCGTTAAAGATGCAGTGTTAGATGGTCATAACCAAATTAATGAAGCTTCCAAGAAGCTTGAGTCTGTTCTTAAAGAGAACGCCGCAGTAAAGAAAGAATTAGATGCAGTTAAATCTGAATTTATTCTAGAAAATAAAGCAGCGCAACTCGATGAAAGAGCTAAAAAGTATGTCAAGAAGGTACTATCCGGTAAGGGTGCAGAGTTTATCTCTGAGAACTTCGACTATACTGTTAAGCTTTTCAAGAAAAAAGAAGAGAGCAGGCTCGAGACTCTAAAAGAAGAGGCTTATAGTACAGCGGAGAAAGTAGATCGCGTTATTCATGAAAGTGCACCAGTTCAAAGTGCGCCTAATAAATCACCATATCTTCAAGAACTTTCAAAGTACTAAGAATTTCCTACATTGTTTAGGCATTCCTGAGTTTCCTGGTTTACGTAAAAACCTTGGGGTCGATATAAAGGAAAAAAATCTATTATGAATACAAATACAATAAGACCTTCACAGGCATATATTGATGAATCAAGAGCTTCATCTCTCTTAGAAAAGTGGGCTCCAGTTCTGGACTACACTTCTAAGAGCGTTGCAGCAATTGAAGACAGCCACACTCGTTTGAATACAGCAATGCTATTGGAAAACCAAGAAGCATGGTGCATCAGCGAAGGTAACACAGCCGGTAACGGTGGTGCTTTCGGTGACGGTGGTTCTATCGGAGTTGGCGGTAACGCTTCCGGTACACCTGGTACTGACAGCTACGCACCGAGAGACGCTCGTCTTCCAAAAATCTTGATTCCAATGATTAGACGTACTTTTCCCGAGTTAATTACAAATGAAATCGTAGGTGTTCAACCTATGGCTGGTCCAGTTGGTCTTGCTTTCGCGCTTCGTTATAAGTATAGTGGTCAAACACTTGCTGGTAATGGTGCTGACGGCATTGCTACTCCTGGTTCAGCTCCAACAAACGAAGTTGCAGACGCAGCAGGCAAAGAGCTTGGTTATCAGTATTTAAATACTGCATATACCGGTCAATCTGCTAATTACCTATCAGGTGATGTTGCTAACGCGCCTGAATTCGGTGCATTCAGCGAAGCTGATAGAGGTGTCGCAAGACTCCTTAAGAACTTCGAGCTCACAGGCGCAATTCCAACAATGGAAGTGTCCTTTGAGAAGACTGCAGTTGAAGCTGGTACACGTCGCTTAGGCGCACGTTGGTCAGTAGAGCTTGAACAAGATCTCAAAAACATGAATGGTATCGACATCGATACTGAATTGACAAACGCTATGTCGTATGAAATTCAGGCCGAAATCGACCGTGAAATGCTTATGAGAATGATTCAAGTTTCTCTCAATGCTGGCCGAGGTGCTGGTTTTTCAGTCTGGGCTCCACAGTCCGCTGATGGCCGTTGGTTAGTAGAGCGTAATCGTGATTTCTACCAAAGATTAATCATCGAAGCAAATCGAATTGCTGTTCGTAACCGTAGAGGTGCTGCAAACTTTATAGTTTGTACTCCACGTGTTGCTGCAATTCTTGAAATGCTTCCTGAATTCCAATGGGCACCAGTACAAGGCAATGTTAATACACAGCCTGTCGGTGTTGCAAAAATTGGTAATCTTGGTGGACGTTTCAACGTTTACCGTGACACTCGTACCGAAGGTGCGACGATGGGTGAAAATGGTCAAGGCGATCCAAATGGTGCAGTAGAATATGCATTACTTGGATATAAGGGTCCAGAGTTTTACGACACTGGTCTTATCTATTGCCCATACATCCCAGTTATGGTTCAGAGAACAATTGGACCGAATGACTTCGCGCCACGTGTAGGCTTGCTTACACGTTATGGTGTCGTAGACAATATCTTCGGTGCTAATCTATATTACCACGTTATCATTGTAACCGGACTCGGAAAGAGCTTTACACCTGCTACGCAGAGTGTTTACTTCTAAGCCGAATTAGACGCGGATTAATCCGCTATCTGGTTATCAGATATAAGCTTGAGACCTAGTTCATTAATTTGAGCTAGGTCTCTTTTTGTGCGCATTAAAAAGCCGATAACTTTCGCTATCGGCTCTTATATTACTGCTTACTCGTTTTGATATGTATCATCCCAGGATCAACAAGCGGCTTAGCAAACCGTTCAATTAGATCATTGCTTGATGCTCTAACTGGGTTAATATCAATACCACCTCGTCGCGCATATAAACACATTACTAAGAGTTCACTCGGTTCGAACGCATCTTGTAAACGTTTATATATACACTCGCAAATTTCTTCATGAAAGTGACATTCGTCTCTAAATGATATAACATATTTCAGTATACTATGAGCATCGATAGCATTCTTTGATTTAATATGAATGAATACATCACCCCAATCTGGCTGAGAAGTAACACGACAGTTACTCTTAAGTAAGCCAGAATAGAACTTCTGCTCTACTTCATTCTCTCGACTAACTGCTTCTAATAAACTTGGATCTTCAGTATACTGAGTATATTCAAGACTACTAGAATCCTCTAAGAGATCAACATTTAAATAATGCTCAATATCCCATTCATTATCTGGACTACTAAACTTTTTATTTACCCGTACACCACTATGAAATGATACCTTAACATCAGTCTGAAGTAATTCACTTAAGTCTCTAGCAGAAATTTCTTCGAAGTTCTTAACTGCTTCATCATTACCATCTCCCATTTTAGTCATATTAAAAGAGTTAAAGTATAGTTTAATACTCTTACTCTCAACAATATACTTACTACTGCATGGGTATACACATTTAACTACACCTGTTACAGGTCGACCATTCTTTAAAAGGAATGAGCATTCATATGCATTCCACGTATCTGAACCAACGAATGGTAAAGCATCATCAAAAATATTGAGATACTCTCTGTTATTACTTCGGGGTTCTCTTACTAGTAGACCTTTATCATACGTACTCTTATACCGAGACGATTGACCGAGATGCTTACTAATATTGCTGTTATCTAATTTACTGTTTGCCATAATTATCAAATGTATTATATATTGTTTCTAACCGTTGTTCAACTGTACCACTTAACCTTACTACATCTATTTTAAAATGAATGATTGCCTCTTCAAAAAGGTTAATGATAGTATCACGAAACTCTTTATTCGCACTTCTCTCACCGTCATCTACTAAGGGTATGTCAGGTTCTGTATAAAGTATAACATCGACATTACCAATCAATTTACTAAAGAGATATTCACTATAATTATAAATCTCAATAGGTATTTTTTTTGTCTGATACTGATACATCGTATATATTAACCCGTCTAGAATACATCTATCTAATACGACATTTTTACCTTTAAAATCAAGATAATTATATAGATGACTATTTACAGTTAATAATTGAGTATATTCATCCCCACTCTCATTAATATCTAACTTATATTTATCTTTTAAACTCCTTGTAATTTCTGGTACGAAATTAAACTTACGAAAGCGTTCATCCGATTGAATTGCTTTCAGTAAAGTCGATTTACCTGTACTTTGAGCTCCTGTAAAACTAATAACCATGACTTATAATACTTTTAAATTGATTGACGTTGTAATTTATATTCTCTTGCTCCGTATCAGTAACTTCATGATCAATTAGATCAGCTAGCATGATCGACGGCTTTTCAGTTAATCCTAGATCACCATTATATCTAAGTTCCTTAATACCTGCAACTACTGGATTAGATGTATCTACAGATCTAATAGATGTATCCCCGACATAGCTCTTAAATTCCTTAGCTAAAGAGCAACCTAGAAGGTGATGAGGCTTATCCTTATTCCAAATACCATCAGACTTTAACTGCGCAATCAATCTTCGACGACCATCACACCATCTTTCTAATTTCGTCTTACCTGTACCTGTTATAATATAATAGCTAAAATCGAAACTAATTGCAATATAATCTGCAAAATCTGACATATACTTGTAGCAATCTACAATTTCATCATATGTTTTACCTTGAACTGCACCAATTTTTAATCCAGGTAAATCTGGGTATTTATTAGTAAATTCAATAAAACTTTTTATAGTTGCATACCCATCTTCTAGTACATCTGGTACAATATAAAAACTAGGTTTTAATTCTTTAGCATATTTAGCAAATTTTTCTGGATCGAATGATTCACCGAGCTCAAAAATACTATTATCTAATAATACTTGACGTCCAAGCTTAATTGAATCTTTAAAGAACTGATAATACTTCGGATGCGTTTCAAATAGATGAACTAACGCGTAATCGTAATCGTTATACGATCGAGATTCTTCTAAAAACGATATAGGACTTTCATGTGATACATACATATATATATTATAACATATAAAATACGTTTATCAAGTAAATATATATATGGCATTTGGTATAAAATTTAACTTTAATTCGATTATTGGTGGTATAACTTCACAATTAAAAACTATAGTACCTATCAATATCCCTAATATCGGATCATTAGCTAAAGGTGGTTTAATTAATGGTATTACAGGTCAAATTAAAGGTCAATTAACTACAATGGTAAACGATGCAGTTGGGTTTAATATTGCTAGTAAGATCGGTAGTCTAGGGTCGTCATTAGCTGGTTTATCAACTGCATCTGTATTTGGTTTAGTATCAACTGAATTAGTTAACCAGTTAAAGAATATTACTTCACAATATACCGATATATTTAACGATATTAATTTAACAGATTTAAACATTACTGATGTGGTTACAAGTCAAATATCTAATATTGAGGGTAAAATTACTACTGAATTGCAAGCTGGTTTAATTGTAGGTAAATCTTCAATTGAAACTATTGCATCTGTAAGTAATATATCAAATGCAAATATAAGAGATTTTACTTTTAATCCACAAAAAAAGATAGATTTTGTAAATTCTTTATCTACATCTCAACTCGAACGTATAAATTTTTTAACATTTAATGCTACTAGTGAATTTAATACATTTCATGAAGAAACGACACTTCTTAATAATACCTTACAGCCGCCAGTATCAAACCCTTTTAATTTATCATTAGATTCAGCACCGATACCAGCTCCGTTTGATGTTGACGTTTTAAAGGAATATAAAGAAAGGTTAAATGATGTAGATACTAATTCAAATATAGTTAAAAAATCTAATATTAATATAACTAAAAGAAATCAAAAAGAAATATCTACTGTTAATAATCTTCTAAAAATACGTGAACAAGATAAGCCATCAACCCTCACTCTAGATGAAATTAAAGATATACCAAATAAAGGGTTCCCAGGTAGATTTTTATTATATAAAAATGTAAATGATCTTAGATATACAGATACTTTTGGATCTATAGACCCAAATGAAGTTAAATTTATTTTTTTTAAAGCTGGTTACGCTATGCAAGATAATCGATATCCAGAAATTTCTGGAACCCGTTATAAATACCAACAAGATTTAAAAGCTGCAGGTAGAATAGTGACAGCATCAACGTTTAAGTTACTTGAAGAGACTTTGTAAGTATTAAATTGAGATTAAAAAATAATTTGTTAAATAATAATAATGAAAGAGTATAATAGTATATATTTAGGAATAGTTATCCAGAATAATGATCCTGAAAAACGAGGTCGTGTTAAAGTTTTTGTACCACATATTTCACCTACAATATATAACGGTTGGGTAGAAAGTAACGTTGATAAGAATTTTAGTTTTATTGGTCTTAATATCAATTCAAGTATAACACCTATATTAGAAAATCTCAAAGCTGTATTACCATGGGCTGAAACATCAGCTCCATTAACGAGTGAAAATGCATCTGGGAGATTTAATAATTTCTCTTTACAAGCTACTGTTTCTGATACAAATATATATAGTAATTTATCAGCAGCAGATTCATCATCATCAGGTGAGCTATATGATGAAAGTTTATTTCGTTTAACAGATGCCTTTGCAGTAAGCGGTAACAATGTTAACAATCCAAACCCATATAGCTATATGTACAAACCTAATACATATTCTAATAAAGCAAAAGGTTCGTTTGGTATACCATCTGTCGGTGCTCATGTATATACTTTTTTTAGAGATGGTAACCCGCAATTTCCAGTATTAATAGGAGCAACTTACGGTAAAGATGACTGGCAAGGTATATATGATAATGAAGTAGATTACCCTGGTAAATTTGAAAATGCTAGTCAAGGTATAACTGAAATGGATCACAATGTTCAGACGTACCGTAATAAGTATGTACTTAACCAAAAAGGTGGTACATTAGAAATATCTAACACTGACTTTAATGAAAAAGTAAAGTTGACTCAATATTCTGGATCATTTAAAGAAATGAATAATAATGCTAATATTGAGCTAGCTACTAAAAATGCTCAACGATTAGTTTTAAATGATAGTTACGATACAGTTAAGGGATTTAAAAATGAATATACCGGTAAATCATTAGATGAGATAGTATTTAGGGATAAGTATAAAAAGGTAGGTAATATAAATAACTACGAAACTGTTAAAGAGTGGAAAGAAATATATAGTACCATACAGGATCAGAAGCAATTATTTGATACGCAAAGAGCACAAGCTAATAATATTATTAACTCTGATGGAGCTGTAATCATAAAGCGTAATAGTGTAAAACAAATTAGATCTGGTACATTTGCAGAATTTGATGTTACTAGTGTGAGGAATAAAAATAATGCTTTGATGAACTCAAATCCACGTTCATCATCAGGAATTGCAGCTGATACCAATACATCAACATTTGCTAATGTCCCTTTCTATGATGGTATATTAAAAACCCTCGGGACATCACCACCTCAACCGTTAGCACCAGTTAATTTTCAGCAATCGACAGATGCTGAAAATTGGAAGAAAGAGACGGGTAATGTATTTCCATTCGGTGATGGTTTAAGTATGTCATCTGAAGGTGGTCAATGGTCACCTGATACTACAAAAAAGAATTTAGTTGCTACTATTACTGAAAAAATAGACAAAATGATGCAATTAGAAAAAGATTTTGGTAAGGGAGGTAGTGAGATAATTGAAATTGCAAAACATAAGTTAGAAACAATTGGGACGGTTATGAACGATTCCGGTAGTATTAAATATGATGCTATTGGTAAATTATTATCTAATGAAGTTGTTGTAGGTAGTGATGGTGTATATACAAATAAAGATAGTGGTCCTTTACTCGAGTATGTTGATGTTCAGGAAATGCCAGGTGGTACATATACATTGAACGTATGTAATAAATTTAATGTAATGGTAGGTGCAGGTGGTTTAAATTTAAAGAGTTACGGCCCTACTAATCTTACAGGTTCAATAACTAACATCGCAGGTCAGCAAGTTAATATAGGTTCAGATAATGAAGTTAATATAGATGCAAAGGTTATTAATATTTCTGCAGAGATTCTCAAACTCAGAAATAAACGACAAAGACAAATATTAATAGAAAACAGCTTAGGCGTATCATCAAATGTTGTTATCGGTGGTGGTTTACATGTTGAAGGTGAAGTATATGTACAGCATATATCAGCACCGGTTGAGTTTCAAGTGACAGAAACAACTCAAGCCTTGGGTCAACCAGCAACTGATGCGCCTTTTGCATATATTTTAGCAGGTACATTTTTAGGTATCGGTAATGAAGGTGCACCAGTCAGTGCCGGTCAAAACATTCCTGTATTCGGTGGATTACAACCAGGTATACCTGCAGTTGATACTTTAATAACATACCCACATACGCATGCATTTAGAAATATACCACTTACATTATATGAAGGTAATGAAGATCTAAGAAACGCTGCTACAAATAGTGGTATTAATACAGGTGGTGCAGTGGTATCAACAGCACAACAGAATACATATAAATCATCAAACACTGCTGACTTAAATTAAATAATATTATGGCTAATACAGGTGAATTAACGACTCTTTTACAAAGTATATCAACAACTGTGTATAATTTAGTATCATCTACAGAAGGTACCCTACCACTCACTGTCGATGCAGGTGGTGAAACTAACCCATTTACAGGAGTGCCTTTACTGTCTGGTCAGAGTAATTCACCAACTTTAACAGGTTTTACACCACCTAACTACGGTCCTTATATGCCATAAGTTATATACATATGTATAATGTTTTTATTTAGAATAATTTAATGGTTTTAATTAGATTACCTAATAAATCTAATAAATATAAACATATATATGGACTCTAGAGAAAAAACTCGTCTCGATAGAATTGAAGAAAAGATTGATAAGATGGCAGAAGCTGTTGTATCTTTAGCCCGTGCTGAAGAAAAAATTGTCAGTCTTAATACAACAACACACGCTATACTTAAACGGTTTGTTGAGTATGAATCCCGTATGAGAGAAGTTGAACAGAAAGCAGCTGAATCAGAATCAAAACTTAAATCAATTACAGCATTTATATGGACTATAGTTACAGCTGTAACAGCGGCTATAGTCAGTGGGATTGCTTGGTTTAACGGTAGTAGTAATTAGTATTATTTTTTAGGTAAACTACTAACCCATTTCGATCTGTAGTTTTTCGTCCACAAAAAAACCGCTTTATTATCTCCAATATCGCGGCCTACTTTCTCTGATTCAATCCATTTTAATTTTTCGATCTCTTGCTGTTCTTGCTTGAGGAAACGGTAGTAGCTTGAATTGCTAAAATTGATATTAGACATTACATTAGTATTTAATCTATTTCGATACATAAAATATACAATCATCATGGTTAAACTGCATGAAGCACCAAGTATATAATTTGTTAATAATATAACATTAATGCCTATTGTATCTATAGTATATATACAGGCACAAATATATCCAGCTAAAGATAGTATAAAGAGTGATATACTTATATCATCTACTCGTTTTGTTCGTATTGACTTAACTATCTGCGGAATATAACAGATAGCAAAGCATATAGTATATACCCAACCTATAAGTTCCATCTACGTTTATTCAACATCTTCCGGTAGTATTACTAGATCATTTTCTTCTATATATGTTAGTAATTCTTCTTCAGTATCAGCAATAACCATAATATATGGTGATGTAGTACTACCACTGCACTGGAGTGGTCCTTCAAAAACAATTTTTGTAGATTCATTATATAACATCCACCATTGATCTTGAGTCGTTTCGATATTATCGACATTTGTTATTTTTTGTATTGACATAAAATTATGGTGTTACTATTACTGTCCAACCACGAGCTTCAAGAACTAATTTATCCGAATTACTGTTACCGTTAGTTGGTGCAGCATTTCCCGATCCGCCTAAGTTTAGAAGACCACCGCTGTGTCCTGCAGCTACGAACGCAGCCAATATACTATTGACTGCTGATTGGGTAAGAATGTTACTTTGACCTCTAAACGTGGATAATTTAGATGTAATTGTACCTCCAGCATATCCGCTTAAGTTATTATTATAACATTCAAATAACTGAAGTTTTGTATTATTGCTTAAATCTGGAATATTACCAGTAAATGAATTACTAGCAAACTGAAATATCCGAAGTTTTGTATTATTGCTTAAATTTGGTAAAGACTCAGATAATGCATTACCAGTGCAATTAACTATATCAATATCCAAAAGGTTATCAATGCTTGGAAATCCTCCGGTTAACCCTGGAGTCTGTTGCTGAACATTATAGGTTTTAAGATTTGTATTAGCGCTTAAGCTTGGAATAGTCCCGGTTAAATTATTATTACCAACACCAAAATGATTCATATTTAGGTTACTACTGATATCAAAAACATTGCCAGATAATTGATTACGAAAACATAAAAATACACGTAGATTAGTATTACTACTCAAATCTGGGAAGACCTGAGAGATATTATTACGGCTACAATCGACTGATGTTAAATTAGTATTACCGGTTAAAGATGGTAATGCTGTTAAAAGGTTATCTGTAACTCTCACCTCTTGAAGGTTGGGGTTGCTAGTAAAACTACCCAAAGATGTAATATCATTTTCATTCGCATTAAGACCAACTAGATTGGCAAATGTAGATATATCTATTACCCCACTTAATCTGGGAGTACTAGTACCTAAATCTATAGATTCTATTGTTTGAGGTGATGTTAAGCTTAATATCATTATAAGTATTTATATATCGATATATTTATCAATAGATGTTTTTAACTCTTTACCGATAATTATACCTTTTAACCTATCCAACTCAACATTATTTTTAGCAATAATTGTTGTTGGTATAGATCTAATGTCATATTTTTTTG